TATGCGCACCATCTTTAAACCAAGTATCGAATTTCAAGTATGTAGTGTATTTATCCGATTGAATCCAGCACCTTTGACTATTTCTGTCAATGTGTTTATCTATAATGGCTTTTATTTGGTCATTTGTTTTTTGATAAAATGATCCATCTTTTTTGATCTCGTAACCTTGCTCTAATACATTTTGGATTAATGGGGTTATCTTATTTACAAACTTGTATAGTTTGTTCGTTGCTTGTGTTCGGTCTTTATTTAGTGATTTCATTGTGTTTTCTCCTGTTATGATAAAAATAAATCTGACCAGTCGGGGAATATTTCAGATAATTCCATATCTTCCACTTTATCAAGAATGTCGTCATGTATCATACCTTTGACCTCTCTTTTGGTCATTTCATTATAAGGGTCTATGTTTTCAACGGCTTTTTTAAATTCAAATCCGCTTTCATCAATCTCTATTCTTACTTTTATTTTCATTGTTATTTATCCTTTGAAGGGGTGGAGACAATTCCGCACCCCAACTTTTCCAATTAAAAAAGGGTTATTGATTAATTAATCCGCCCGAATAATCCACAAACTGCGAATTATCATCCTTCCAATATGTTTTTGCTAATTGATAATTACATCCCGTGCATTGGATATAATGAGCAAATCCATCATTTGAATGATCTTGACTATATACATCCCAATTTGAATGGGGCTTAGTTCCCATATACTTACCATACTCATCCACCAATGGAAATTTGCAAGTACATCCCGAATTACGGGTGGTTACGTCCATATTTACTTTTCCTAATCTCATGTTTATTACTCCTGTTAAGTTGTTTCCTGTTGCCCCTTGTGGGCTGATTGATATTACTAATGTATTGCGCTCATTCCTAAAGATTCCTAAAGATACATAGTGATTCATTAAGATAACGTAAGGTAAGTACATCTCATCGGTGAATGGTAAGTACCTGATATTATTGTACTTATGCAGCAGAAATGAGACGGGAAATCGTGGCGCATAATATAAGGAGTGACGAGAGCGAGAGAGTGACGAGCCAACCACCCCCCCCATACACGCTTCGGCAGATGGGCATGGGGTGTATTATGTACCCCAGACATATTTTATGACCTAAAAGACTTTTTTTTATTGTGGCGTTGAACTCATCGGAACTCTAAGTGTATATTTTCGTTACACTTACATGCCAAAAGCAAAGAAAACAAAGACCGAAGTTATTAAGCAGGCTACGAAAAACGTACAGGACAATCCATATCTGGGTTCTTTCCTGAAAGAATATCAAGAGGAGACTGGCTTAAAGACTCGGTTTACTGCAAAGAAGAACAAGTTTTTGACATATTTGGTTGCCAACAACGGTTTTATCACTCCCGCAGCTAAGGAGATGGGTTATTTCCCAGCGTCAGTTAGGTTCGCAATGAAAGCAGACCCTGCATTTCAGCAGGCGGTCAAAGCAATACAAGATGGATTCATGACTGAACGCTTGGATGAACTTGAAAAGCTCTCTTACACTCAGGCGGGCAAGCCTGGGAATGTAACTGAGCGTATTTTCCAGTTAAAGGCGCATAACCCCGCCAAATACCGTGATCGGGTTGGTCAACAGAATACGCAGGTGAATGTAGTGGTTTCGGGAACTTCTCCAAAGGATAGGGCAGCCGTATTAAAAAAGATGAAGATAAACTGAATCGCTTAGAGCGTGACGCGATAAAAAGCAATGTTTACATGACCCCCAGGGACATATATTCTATGTTTTTGCGTACATCGTATGGTTTATCGCCACTTTTAGCTGAAGAGGCAACAACATTTGCGTTAGAGTTATTTGAATTGGATAAGAACGGTAAACTCCCGTTAGATTGGGAATTATGGTATAAGAGTCAGGCTTAGTGGATGTAAATATATCTTATAGGGATGGTGAAGGGAATATAACTGCGCCATTAGATCATCAGGAAGAGTATCATTTGTTTACTGGATGGAGTAAACATCAGGTAATGGCTGGTTCGTTGGGTACTGGTAAGACGGAAGCTATGTGTATGGAAGCTATCCATCAGAGTGCGGGATTTCAGGGTAATTTAGGTTTAATGGGTAGGAAGGTGTTGGATTCTTTCAAGAAGTCCACATTAATCCAGTTGCTCGATCTTGGTCAGGGTTTTATACAGAAGCATCGCGCCCAAGACCGAGAAATTATCTTTAAGAACAGGTCTAAGATTGTTTACATGGCGTTAGATGACTCCAGGGACTCTATACAGCGTATTAAGTCAATGAATCTGGGTTGGTTTGCTTTTGATCAGATAGAAGAGATGAGTGAGCAGACATTTATAGCAGCAGCGGGTCAGATGCGTAGGAAGAACGCCATGCGTTGTAGTTTTCATACTTGTAACCCTGCTGGGCATGATTGGGTATGGAAAAGGTGGAAGAAGGATAAGGAAAAGCAGAATAAGGAGAGAGGTGGTTACAGGTTAATTGAGACTATGACCTGGCAACCTGGATTTGACCCGCCAGAAACTGATGCAGAAGTGCAGTTACACTCGGATAACCCCCATTTACCAGCAGATTATGTAAAGCATCTATTATCTATGCCAGATCAATGGGTTAACCGTTATGTTTACTGTAGTTGGGATGATTTCGCGGGGTTGGTTTATCCAGAGTTCAAGGAAGAGACTCATGTGGTGAAGCCTTTTGAGATTCCTGATTGGTGGAATCATTATGTGGTATATGACTATGGTTACAGAAATCCGAGTTCCATTTTATTTGCAGCAGCGGATGAAGAAGGTACGATTTATATATATGATTTAATCTATGTGAGTGAACACACGATAGAGATGTTAGTGCCAAAGGTGGAGAGAAGATTAAAGCGAAATGTGAATTATACTTTCCTTGCTGATCCTTCTATTGTGCGAACAGAGCGTGATGGAAATAGTGTTGCAGATGAGTGGTATGAATATGGCATTGAATGGGAAAAAGCGCGGAATGATAAGCGTGCTGGGTTTGAAAGAGTTTCTACTTATTTGAAATTGGATGAGAATATGCGCTCTAAGTTGTTGTTTTTTAACAAATTAAATATGAAACCTTTAATAGAAGAAATCGTTGATTATAAATGGAAAGAACTCAAGCACGGCTTTGAATCTAAAAATTTACCTGAAGAACCTGTTAAAAAGAACGATCACGCAATGGACTGTTTAAGATATTTAGTTCATTATGTTGAAGATAGTGATAATCCTACTGAAAAGAGTGATGACTACGGACTATGGGGACTTTTTAAACCTAAACGCAATAGTTGGATGAGTGCATGAATATAAAAGAGATTCACGAAGTATTTGAAGCAATGGTAATGAATGACTCCGACTGGTTTAAGTCTGCGGAAGAGTCTATGAGATTTTATACAGGTAGTTTTGGGACTGGTCAGTGGGAAGATTCGGATTTACAGAAATTGCGTGCAGAAGGCAGACCGCCCTTACAGTTAAATATAATTCTACCTAAAGTGAATCTGGTTACTGGTGTAGAGAGACAGGGGCGTTCATCTTGGAAGGCAAGACCAGTAGAATCTGATGATGAGAATGAAGCTATGCTTTCTACTGCATTATTATATCATTTAGATCGTAACCGTAAACTGCAAAACTTATTTAGTCGTGTTTTTAAGGATGGTGTTATTACTGGCAGGGGTTGGGTAGATGTATGTGTAGAGCCAGGGAAGTTTTATGATGGTGAAGTAAAGATTAAGCGGGAATCTTGGGCGAATGTGCATATTGATCCAGAAGCTAAGACTCAGGATACGCGGGATTGGAATTATTTAGCAAGAAGTAAGTATCTGACCCTTAACCAGTTAAAGAAGATGTTTCCAGACACAGCGAAGGATTTAACATCTGTCAACGAATTAATTACCATGCCTGAAGGCGTTAATCAGGAGATTGGGTCTTTCTATAATAATGCAGAAGAGATTAGTCCCGCACATCACTTAGATGAGTCTCACAGGAAGGTTCGCGTTGTGGAAATGTGGAATCGCTATTATGAGCGTGAGCATTATATTATTAATAAGGCTACTGGTCGCATATCGCCTAACGGGTTTAAATCTAAGAGTGCTGCTGGAAGGCAGATTGTGGAATTAAAAGCAATCAAAGCTGGTATTGAAGGTCAACCCCAGACTGACTTCGGTGTTATCAGCAGGGTAGCACCAAAGACCTGTCTCACTATTACCGCAGGTATGCACATTTTGCAGGAGAAGAAGCCAAATCCTTATATGCACAATCAATTCCCCTTA